GGCATAGCGGCAACAACCGACAAAAGACTAGCAAAACATCAAGCCGCCTTCCGCGTGCTGGCTAGAATATGCAGTTATACAGATAATGTGGGTGTGACCTTTGTATCACAAGATAGGCTAGCGGCTGACCTGGGCGTTTCCAGGCAAGCAATTAATCGGCAAATAAAATTACTGCATGAGTACGGATACCTGGTGTATGCGCGTAAGCGTTACAAAGGGCAAACTACCAACAGCGTAAAAGTAGTGTTCGATGGCGTTAAGAGTGAAGATGAAGCCTACAGCAATCTAACCGCAACCCAGCAAATGGAACAGGCCGAGCGGCAAGCACTCGAACGATTGAGTAAGAATGATGTAAACCCACAGGTTAACAACGATAAACCAGGTGCAACCCACAGGTTAACAAGGGTGCAACCCACAGGTTTACACGATGTAAACCCACAAGTTGCACATAACGGTACCACTAACGATACCAATAACGTATATAAAGAAAGTATAAGAAAAATGATGAAAGAATATTGTGACACAGCGGATAGCTTAGGACAGACACGAATAATTAATGAACGAGATCAGTCTTTATTGCAGGGTTGGATTGATAGCGGATTAACCTTTATAACCTGGCGGGCAATAATCGCCAGGCACGCGACCTGGTGCAAAGAGAATGGGCGTGAGTTCGCGAAAACCCTTGCATACTTTCGTGAGCCAGTCGCGCGCGAGTTAGAAAAGGCAGGCCACCCCGATGTGAAGCGGCTAGTTAATGCGGTGATTCGCGGCAATAAATTATGAAGGCGGCGGCGACCAGGTGCGGTTTTCCCTGTAGGATCAAGGACTTGCGGTCTGGGCGGTATATGGCCCCCCCGTGTGGTGCTGGTGTACTGCTGCCCCCCACAGAAATATTTTCCCGTTTTTCATGGTAGTAAGTGCTTGCAGATAATGTGCAATCAGTTATACTAAAACCTTAATAAACAAAGGAGTATCAAGTGAAAAGATACAACGTCAGTCAAGCCAAAGAAGTACCAAATCGTGACAAGCCAATCTGGATCAGGGTGGGTGTTGCGTTTGACAAAGAAGATGGCAGACCGCCAAGAATCAAGCTAGAGGCATTACCGATTCCAGACCAGAATGGTGATATATGGTTATCGCTGTTTGAGGATGATCGTCAGAAACAAGCACCGCAGAAGTCGCCAGACTTCAATGATGACATTCCGTTCTAGTGGCAGGTAAACCAAAGATAGATAAGCGACCACCACTGGGTAGATATGGTGGTGTTCGCATGGTTCAGCGCAAGGTCGGTACATCTGAGACTTTGTATAAGAACAAAGAAGCGATAGCAGCCGAGTTATTGACCCTGGGTACGAGTTCAATCATGGATATTGTAAATCTTGATGGGACTGTGAAGCCGATTGATGAGATACCTGAGTATGCGTTGCGCGCGGTCAAGAAGATACAAGTGACCAAGGATGGTAATCTAACGATAGAGATGCACGATAAGGTATCGACACTGCGTACATTAGCAAAAGCGGTGGGGATGCTCGATGGTGCGGAAGCAAACCAAGACAAGCCTTCGATTGTTGGTATCAACATGAAGGGGCCAACCGCAGAATATATAGAGGTGCATGATGCCGAGAGGTCGGAAGAAGAAGGAAACGTATCACAATCTGGGTCAGCAGATGGGTCAGCAGATGTTAGCAGCGAGGATGAGTCCTAGAGAGTTGGCTGATCGCACTGGTACAACTGAGGCGCATATCAATGAGATGCTGATTGGTAAACGTAAGCCAGAGATGTGGATAGTGAACATGCTGGCAGATCAAGCAAAACTACTAAAGAAGGCAAGTGATGGCTAGAACTAAGCAGAGCGCAGATAATCTTGTGACGCTGTTTGTCAGGATACCTGATGAACTCAAAAGTGAGCTGGATGAACTGGCAGAGAAAGAGCAGGTATCAACATCCAAACTGTGCGGAGAAGTAATACGCAAGGGCATGAGTGCCTACGTTACACGACAACCAGGGTAGACGATGACAGACTGCATTTATTTTTGTGTCGATGGGCCACCTGTCGGCAAGGGTAGACCGCGTTTTGGTAATGGTCGTGCCTATACACCCAAGAAAACTGTGGAATATGAACGCAAGATTGCGAGGGAATGTGGCATCAAGATGGAACACTACAATCTTGAACCGATTGGTTTGCCGATCAAGTTACACATCCATGCCAGGTTTGAGATACCGAAGTCATGGAACAAGCAGAAAAAACATCTAGCCGAGCGTCAAGTGATCCATCCGAAAAAACCCGACATAGACAATATTGCCAAAACTATCATGGATGGCATGAATGGCGTGTTGTATGAAGATGACAGCCAAGTCTATGAGGTGATAGCAACCAAGAACTATGCGCTTGAGGCTGGTGTAACAGTATTTGCAACGTGGGGTGATTGATAATGAAACAAGTTTTAGACGCATGTTGCGGTAGTCGTATGATGTGGTTCAATAAAAAGGATGAGCGTTGTTTATTCGGTGATATGCGTTGCGAAACGATGACGATATGTCACATGCCATCAAAGAAAGGCCGATCACCGATCGTGATTGATCCAGATGAAATTCATGATTTTAGAAACATGCCATATCCAGACAATACTTTTTATCATGTGGTTTTTGACCCACCACATGTGGAAAATATAAGCATGAAATCAACACTTGGATTTTCATACGGCACACTTACTTCTAACTGGCAAGAAGACTTAGCAAAAGGATTTGCTGAATGTTTTAGGGTTTTGAAACCCAATGGCACATTGATTTTCAAATGGAATGAAATACATATACCGATCAAATCGGTATTAGCGTTGACAGATAAAAAGCCGTTGTATGGCCACAGGAGCGGCAAGAAAGCCAATACGCACTGGGTGGCTTTTATAAAAGAAGATGAGGATAACGTGGGGTGATTGATGAGTACATGGCTGGTTAAATAATGAATGTATTGAGCTTATTTGATGGTATGTCATGCGGTCGTATTGCATTGGAGCGTGCTGGCATACCAGTAACTAATTACTATGCTAGTGAAATAGACAAGTATGCTATTCAAGTAGCAAAAAAGAATTATCCAGACACACACCATATTGGCGATGTCACGCAAGTCAGTGCTGATGATTTGCCTGAGATTGATTTACTCATGGGAGGCTCACCATGCCAAGGCTTTTCGTTTGCTGGCAAGCAATTAAACTTTGATGATCCTCGATCTGCTTTGTTCTTTGAGTTTGTCAGACTCTTGAATGAGACAAAGCCTAAGTATTTTTTGCTTGAGAACGTCAGGATGAAGAAAGAGTATCAGGATGTCATAAGTGAACAGCTTGGAGTTCAGCCTGTCAAAATCAATAGTAGCTTAGTGTCCGCACAGAATCGTGTGCGTTTATATTGGACTAATATACCAAACATTACTCAGCCTGAAGATAAAGGCATTGTGTTAAAACATATACTAGAAACAGATTACATTGGTGATGATGTTAAGGACACAGCTAGGAATCGAAGAAACTGTAGACAAGATGACCAAAAAGCATTTACTTGTACTGCTACGATGTACAAGGGTGCGGGTGCTAATGGCATGACCTTAGTAAAAAATTCAGACAGATGTATCCAAGATGGTTGGACAGTAGATAGGGATAAATCCCATTGCTTAGATGCTAATTACATTAAAGGCGGTAATTTAAAATCATATTTTGAAAAGCATAGACGACAACTAGTATTTAGTAATGATGGGTTGTGCCATATTGGCGATGCTGATTTGAAAGGCAATGATAGTATCAAGCGCATATATCATCCTGCTGGCAAATCGCCAACATTAACCACCATGCAAGGTGGGCATCGAGAACCTAAAATTATTTGTGGTGCGTTCCGTGGTAGGTATGAACCTGACGGGACAACAAAACAGCGTTTAGAGTTGCGACCAGACTATAAGACAAACACATTAACACGCGTGCAAAAGGATAATGTGGCGGTTGATATTGATAAACTTAAATGGCGCAAACTAACACCACTAGAATGTGAACGATTACAGACTGTTCCCGATAACTACACTGATGGCGTGTCAAATACTCAACGCTATAAGATGCTGGGTAATGGTTGGACAGTAGATGTTATTGCTCATATATTCAAGGGGATCAAATAATGGAAGATTTACCAGCACTTGATTTGGACTTCTCGCAAAGTCCGACTGTATGGAAGTTCCTGAACAGCGATTCGTTTGTTCGAGGATTGATGGGGCCAGTAGGATCAGGCAAGTCCTATGGCTGTGCGGCAGAGATTATGTTGCGTGCGGTACGGCAAAAGCCCAGCCCAAGAGATGGAGTCAGATACACGCGCTTTGTGGTCGTGCGTAATACTTATCCAGAACTAAGAACCACAACTATCAAGACCTGGCAGGAGTTGTTTCCTGAGGCAACCTGGGGCGGTATGCGCTGGCAGCCGCCCATTACTCATCACCTCAAGCTACCCACAAGGGGTGACGCGGCAGGAATAGACTGTGAAGTCATATTCCTGGCGTTAGACACACCTCAATCAGTCAGAAAATTATTATCCTTAGAAATCACGGGCGCGTGGTGTAACGAGGCAAGAGAGCTGCCCAAAGCAGTTATTGATGGTCTTACTCATCGTGTTGGTCGCTACCCAACCAAAATGGATGGTGGTGCAACTTGGCATGGCATCTGGATGGATACCAACCCACCTGATAACGATCACTGGTGGCATGACGTATCAGAAAAAAATCCGATCATTGGTAAGTATGGGTGGGAGTTTTTCCGACAACCAGGCGGTGTATTACCTGTCAAGAAGGATGACCTGCCAGAGAACCCGGAAGCAAACGGATTCCTGTTCAGTGCTGGTAAGTGGTGGATGGTCAACCCGAATGCCGAGAACACAAACAACCTGCCACCAGGCTACTATGAGCAGCTACTGGGTGGTAAGAACCTAGACTGGATACGATGTTACGCGCAGGGCATGTTTACCTTTGTGCAAGAGGGCAGACCAGTATGGCCTGAATATGACGATGAGTTGATGTCAGGTGATTGTGAGTATGATCCATACTACCCAGTGCAAGTTGGCGTTGACTTTGGTTTGACACCAGCCGCGATATTCGGGCAGCGTACTCATGGCGGTCAATGGCGTGTACTCGATGAGCTTGTCACATTCGATATGGGCTTGGAGCGTTTCGGTCAGGAGTTGTTGGCTAAGATTGCAGAGAAGTTCCCGAAGTCAGAGATATTGCTATGGGGTGATCCTGCTGGTAACAAGCGTGATGAAATCTATGAGGTAACTGCATTTGACCATCTAAGATCGCTAGGGTTCAAGGCACAACCAACAGATTCCAATGCTTTTGGAGTCAGACGCGAAGCAGCCGCCAGTCCAATGTGTCGGCTGGTGAATGGCAAGCCAGGGCTGAAAGTCGATAAAAAATGCCTACGCTTGCGTAAGAGTCTGTCAGGTGGTTACTTCTTCAAGCGTCAATCGCTTGGGGCTGGTCAAGAACGATTCAAAGATACACCAGTCAAGAATGAACATTCACACTGCGGCGATGCTTTTGGCTACCTGATGCTGGGCGGTGGTGAGCATCGTAAACTAAGACGCGGTAGCTATGGTGTCTCTGGCAAAACATATACCGCCAACACTGACTTTGAGATTATATGATCCGACTGGCTACAGCTAACCTAGGTGTTG